CTTTCCAATATAATATATTTTCTTGAGGAATGTGAACGGTTTGTTGAATCCACTTAGGTTCTATTTCCCAAATCCAGTCTAATTCATTAGTTATATCACTTAATTCAAAATTAAATTTACAAACTGCTTCCTCATGATTTCCATCTATTAGAAATATGGCATTAAATTTTTCTCCTTGAGGAGCTGTTTCTTTCTTCCAATTTACCCAATTAGAGCCTATTAAAACTCCATTATCATCTGTAAATCTATTAGATTCACTTAATTTTCTGTTAATATCTTCTAATAAGTCAGGTGCTATATCTATTACTGGTAAATTAGAATCATTAAGATACATATTATCTCATATGCTCCTTCATATGCTTAAATGCATTTGATAAATCTACCTTTTTTCTTCTTTCTGGGTGTAATTGTTTATGTTCTTCAACCATCTTTACCATGTTTTTTCTTATGGCTTTTTTTTTGCTTTTGTTAGACCTAGTATCTATTCCTGATTCTTTCATTTCACTTAACTCCCTTTCATTGTATCTGTTGTTTCGCCTGCGGACTAAATGAACTAGTCAAAGGCAATGGGGGTTTACCCGTATTCCTATAGCGCGGCTGCTCAACACTTAATTCACTGCTTTTTGGTACATGAGAAGGCTTCGCAGCATCTCTACTATCTGGGATTATCTTGATATTAGGCATGATTACTCCTATTAATGCGGCATGCTTTTTTAGGGCTAAGGGCCAGCCGCTGAGCCGCTTATTTATTAGCCATCTTTTCGCGTGTATAATGGTTAGCACCAATTGCACGAGTATCTTTAGCGTCTATTTTCTTTCTTACTTTCTCATAAGAATTAGATGCCCCTGCAGGTGGCTTAGGATCTACATTTTCCTTAATAGGCATGTAGTGTGCTCCTGAACTATCCTTTCCACTTCCACCTGACGATGTGTTTTTATAGCTGTTAGACATTGGAAACCTCTTGTTGTTTTATGTCTGTTTCAGATTGACCTTTTCTAATATTTTCTATCAACGTAAATATCTTTACAATATCATCTACATGCATAGATTCTACCTCTTTTGCAGCTTTTACGGTAGCTAATGCGGATTCAGACATTTGATGTTGTGTCTCTGCATGTTTAGTTTCTACCTCCACTTGCTCTAATCTACCACGCATCATTCTTTCCTCAGCGAGCGACCTGTCGCTTAGAGCTTTTGACTGCAGTGATTCATTTACTATCTGTTGATTCTCCATTTGCAATTTAGCCATCTGTTCTTGCTGCTGGGCTTGCTGCTGCTGTTGTTGTTGAATTGATTCAATGAGCTTGTCTTTATCTTGAATGTCTAGATCTTGAAGCAGCATATCAGGAGGAATTGGCAGGCCATCTTTCCATAGGCTGTATTTCTGTAAGTAGGCGAGCTGTTTAGTGGTATCAGTCATAGGTGCATTGGCAATGACTGCATCATAACGTTGGAATGATTTGTCTCTGAATTCGTTTGTAGGCTCTTCTTCGATCATTCTGCGTATTTTACCTAGCGTATAGTTCTTCTGAATAAGTGCCCAATGAAGTCTACCCGCATTCCTTTGCGATAGGTTGAGATTGTCGAATAGTTCTTGTAATGTAGTAAGAGCCGCACCTTGTCTTAACTGCTCTGTAATACCCACATCCGAGTCTTCCGCTTGGCCAAGTAACTCTGGAGTAACACCTGCATTTGATTGAATATCCTGTTTTAAAAGCTCTGTAACATTGAAATTAGCTGGATTGATGTTAGCCCCTGGCTTATCGGCTATTGCCTGGAGTCTACCTTTTTTGAAGAATCTGACCTTCCCAGGTCCAACTTTAAATGCGTCCGAGTCATCAATGAGGGCATCTTCCTCGACATCCACTCCGCTAAACTGAGCGGCCAATAAATCCATCTCAAGTTGTTTTCGGTAGTTATAGAGATATTGTGGATCTCTAATGTTCCTAATAATTCCTTGATATCGAAATGCGTAATTGTTATTCGCAGTGTCGTGGTAGCCCACAAAAGGAGTAAAAGGGTAGAAATCCACACCAAGAGGATTAGGACCATCATAAAAGCAGGTATTGTTAACAATAATAGCAAGATGTACAGTTGGCACCTTCTCTTTGACGATAACGACATTAGGAAACTTTGTTTTCATGAATGCCATTTCATCGGCATTAAAGTCTACTTCCGTTGATTCATAGGTCTCAGGGTCAACTATGAATGTCCCCATACGCTCAGTTAGATACCAATATTCATCATAGGCAAGGAAGCCTTTACGTCTGATATTGTATTGTTGAGGCATGAAAGTGAATTTAGTATCGAAATAGGCTTGATCGTTGAGCATATCAATATCTTTCTCACGCCCAGGGAGAAGCTGTTTTACCTGCTCTTTATGTAAGTATTTACGTGTACGAATGAATTGACAGTCGGAGAGATCCATCTCACGCCAGAATGCATCCATCATCACCATATCGCTAGTGAAGCATTCTGTACGTAGGTCACCACAGATAGGATCACGTCTATAATCGATCCAGGAGTGCATTAATGACAATCCTGTGATACCAGCTGCCTCTTTAAAACACTTAGAAATGGTATTGTATGTATTATCGTTAGAATATGCTGACTGTATTATTTTGGTGGCTTGAGACGCAGTGTGAGAACTACTTCCATGCACGGGTATAATCTTAGTCCCTTTTCGATATTGTCTTTGTCTACCGCAAACCATATTGACAACTGGCATCGAAACATTGAATATCCACTTTTGGTGTTCGTAATTGAGTCCTGAATAGAGATTAAGGTATCGTTGATCGCCTAGGTATACTTTACGGTCTATTAACTGCTCCCAAAAGAATAATTGCCATGCTGATAAATTCTGCTGATATCTAGCATCAGCCTCCGCAACGATATCAGCGTAACCATCTTTCTGGTAGCTTGAGTATATATTCGGGATTATTTGAGTTCTCTCCAAAGCCCCTGACGTCATATTTCACCTATATTAAAAACTCCATTATGCACATTATAGATTATCTTCCAATGAAAGGCGTTTGCGGTCCTAATCTCGGCATTGGCTTTGGTCCAAAACCAGCATTTGATTTGAGTTGCATGAGTTTTTCTGGAGTCATTGAACCAGGTCCACGGCCGAATTGTGTGCGTGCATTTGCCATATAGCGTATAGAGTCGGCTGCATGGCTACACCAATCATGTAGTGGAGTTTCTGAGTAGCTTTGAGTCTTCTCGTTATATTTCTTATGATAGTTTTCGAGACATTTGATTAGGTGTCGACACTTATTTTCATCAATATAGCAAATAGATAATAGTGAACGTACCGCTTCAATGCCAATACCGATGTCCGTTTCTCTTTCCAGTACTGTTGATTTGATCCCTTGGTCCCAAGCAACGTCCTGTAACGTTCTGCCTGTTTGGATCGATCCCGAACCGGCATCATGAGGCATATAGTGAGTGCCAAATACATACGGCTTAGACTGTAGGATTTTAGCATAATGGGCTATCCCTTCTCCTTGATTTTCATAGAAGTCGATGATGCGGCATTCTCCCCCAATTTCTTGCCAGAAGACGATCGAAGTGGAGTCGCCAAAACCGATATCCCAAGCAGTATGAACAGGGCTACGAGGGTCATAAGCAACATTACAAATTCTTTTTTCTTCTCTAGCTTTCTCGATGAGTTTTCCATAGTACGAACCTTCTACACCGCGATTGAATGAACAATAATATTCCTGTTGAATGAGTTCTTCTGAAACTCCTTCCTTACGGATGGTATCCATATCTTCGTCATTTAGCACTCCAGTATCTTTAATGCTAAGTATCTCACAATACCATGAAGGATTAGTCCTAGCCATACACATAAGGTCATAGAAGTGATTCTTACCCCTGGGAGTACTTATGAATAGCGCGAATCCTTTGTTAACATCCAGAATAGGACGAAGATACTCCCAAGCAGCAGGAGATTGGATAGCATATTCGGAAAAGATGATAATCTTGGGGTTGGTTCCAACAAGACTATCGATATTATCGGAACCAATGAGTTGATAAAGTGATCCATTCGTCAACCTAATTTGCATTTGCTGTCCATTTTTGGACTCTATCAATTCTCTTGGAATGTAATCAAGAATTCTTTTACCATCATTCGTGGATGAATCCCAGATGACTTTCTTTGCTTG